CTTGGTCCTACTCTATTCTCTACCTGGTATACTCTATACTGTATGTTCGATCCTCCTGGTAGTCCTGATATAGGGAAGGAAGTGTCTGGCAGATTTGTAAAAAATCCTGGTATTCCCTGGTTAATATTTACTGTCTCTGATGATGGTGTTGGATTTGTTGCTTGTGGTCTTCCTAAGAAATAATACCTAGCCCTAGGGCACAATCCGTTAACATTATCTGCATCTATAGCACAAGCGTGGCTGCTATATAAGCTATATGAGTACTTAAATTCTAGCCCCTGTGATCCTGTTGGTATAACTCCTATATTTAGAGTACCTACATTCACTGTTTTTGTAGTTTGACAGATGTTTCCTAAATTTGGATCTCTTACAATTATCGATACTGAAGTTCCGTTTCCTTGTGAGAAAGTGTAACTTCCTGAGTTTGGAATTCCTACAGTATGTTGAGTACCGTCATTCCAAGATGCAGTATATTGTATAGAAGCTGTTTGTGCTGCTGCTATATCAAACCATGCAGTTAAATTTATAGGGTTAACACTACTTACATAATCTGGTGCACTACTGTTAATAAGTATACTACATGTTCCGTATCTTAATTGAATTGAAGAAGTACATGGCAATGTTGTTGCTGTATTTTGAGCAACAAGGTAGAAATCAGTATATTGACTATAGTTTCCAAAAGTAAAAGGAGGAGTTACTTGTGTGTATACAGGTGATGTTGTATCATCTGATGCGCTAAAATTATAATTTCCTTGAACTGTTGTACCTATGTTGAAGAAAGCACTAGGCTGAAATTGCTGTGTTGATGAGGTAATATAATGTATTTGTGGAGCTATTGGAGCTAATAAACATACTTCAGCAGAAGAGCTTACATATTGAATAGTTCCAAAATTAAAAGCTCCGTTAATTGTTACAGTATATGGATTATTTGCTGTTAAACTGCCGTTTGTGATAGTTGCTTCACTTCCTGATAATTCTCCGTTATATTTTGGTTGTTCTTGGTTATGTGAAAAATCTGTAGTATAAAGACCTACAGGTGTTTGTACGGTATCTACATACCCTGTATTTGATTCCCCTGTTGATATTTTATACTCTCCTGCATTGTTTCCGTTTATAAATGCTGTATCGATAGATCCTGATGCTTCAGGTCTTGATCCTGATAGTATAACCGATTTAGCTTTAGACCTGTTTAGTAAGTTAGGTCTAATAATAATTCCTGTATCAGCAATAACTCTGGCAGGAATAAAATCTTTAATCATTTTAAAGATTGTATTATCGTAGAACTTAATAAGTCTTACATAATCCTGTAAGTCATATGATCCTGATACTTGAGAACCGCTTAATGCTGTTTGTGCTATTGTACTTAATCCGGCGTAACTTCCTGATGTTAAGTTTGATGGATTTCCTATATAATCATCAATATTAAATGATGCTGTAATGTTTGATAAAATGTAATTATCTATATTATCTATAGGTGAAAATCCAACCTCTACTACATGTAAGTCGTCTGTATAGGTATCGCTTCTTTTTACAATTGAGGTATAGTTTGATAATGTGCTTCCTGAGATTAAGCTACCTGTATTATCAAGTCTTATTTTATCAAGAGAACTTGTGTATGGCTGGTAATCTCCAAAGAAAGGTCTTTCATTCTTATTTCTACCACCATATTGTTTTATTTTTAAAATATCAGAAGAGATTCCAAAACAGTTAATTAATGCTCTTAATCCTCTTTCAGTTCCTTTTGTTTTTAGTAAATGTGAAAGGTTGTGGTAGATTCTTTTTTGTACCTCCTTAGTATAATCGTCGTATGATATCTTTGTTACAGGAATGTTTGATCCTGTGATAGAACCGGTGATATAGTGGTTAATCACTTCACTTCCCGACTGGTATCCTTGTCCTACAAAAGACGTAAATAAATCTTCAATCGACTTATTTGATGTATATAGTTTTACTCCAAAATTCTTTAAAGCCTCTCCTACCAGATCCTTTGAGATACCGTAATTTGTTCTATTATCTGCATTATACTTATCTGTTACAGCTTTTCCGTATATCCATAAATTATCGAAATGCTGACCTATCATATAAATAAATGTCAGGTAATTTTCATTACTTGGATCATCTCTAAGGAAAGATGGAATCGAATTTATTAATATACTCCCGTTAGATAAGTCGTAACTATTTGCTGTTGCAAGTTGAGTTGCATACCAGTTTATAGCTGCTATGTTTGTACTAGCTATGTTATTATACGGTTTAGTTGTATTTGATTTTGGCCATGCATAGCTACTTGACTCGTAGTATAGGAATCTTTCATAATGATCAAAATTATTTAATATTCCTTGCATTAAATTACTGTAGTATGTACTACTTCCAGTAGTTCCTGTTGATTGTGAAATTGCAGTACTAATTTGAGCTAAACTTGAAGAATAACTCTCAATTAACTGTAATTTATACTTGAAGTTAACTAATCTTTCGTATGCTGATGAAAAATGAACAAAGTTACTATAGTCAGAATGGTCTATACTTAGTTCTGCTCCTTTCTCACTGTACATAGAAAATACCTGACTGTTTGCGTTATTTACAGGGTAACTAAATAAGTCATTATATGAATAATATCCTGTAGGTATAACACTGTGGTCTATTACGTCTAAGTTAAAATTAGGAGAGCGTAATGTCGGTACTGTAGGGTTTTCTACTGCTGTTAAACTATCTACTTCGAAAGCTACTGAATCTGATATTATTTCAGTAATGTATGTTGTTGATTTTAGGTCATAAGCTGTCGGTAGAGGTTCATAAAGTTTCACCACTACGTAACTGTTCCCATTACTATCTAAGACATCGATATTTATTCCAATAAAAAGATCATTATTATCGAAATTTAACCTAAATTCATTAAAGTAAGATTGGTTTGCTAGCTTATCCTTTATAGCTTGCGTATATGTTTTTATATCTTCATTAGATAAGTCTAATGACTGTAATCTTAATTCTGTTCTATCTGGTGATATTGATTCAATAAAGAAAGGTGTTCTCTCTTTCTTAGTAGTATATAAGTCATTTAGGAAATGGTATAGTAACTTAATACCCCCATACTGGTATCCGTATAGTTTTGAATCTTCAATAGGATTGATAGTAAGTATTGATGCACCTGATTTTCCTGCAGATTGTGCATTACCTAGTAGCTTATAGTTTGAATAGTCGTAATGACTTTCTAGTAAGGTGTCTGATAATGAAAGTATATGTAGTTCTGCTAAATTTTTTGAACTATCAAATAGACTATTTACTTCAAAAGTACCTATAAGGTTTTTATCAGCTTGTGAAAATTGTTCAAAACCTGCTATACTATTTGGATCGTCTTGATTGACTGTATATGTAATATCTGCCATTATTTATTAGCTGTTTCTAGATCTATTATCTGCTGATTTAATGCTAAGTTCTGCTCTCTTAATTGTGCAATTTCATCTAAAAGAGGCTGTATATCTTCTGTTACTCTATCAAAATTAACTAACTCGGAACTCTTTTTTATTAAATACTCATGTGAGTTAGTTTCTCCTGTAATATCTATACTGTAGTACAATTTTTCATACAATCTAAATAATTCTTCAGGAGTATCTGTATCTTCTACAAGTACCGGTTGTGTAAATGTTTTAAAAGAAGTATCAACTACTCTATTAAATTTATCAGTACTAAATACAGTTTTTGTTATTTGAATACTGTTATCCATTTCTTACTACCTTGAATATATTATTATTACTGTCGTTTACAACTGTAGTACTTCCATCTAGGACTGTCTTAATTAATATACGATAATATCTTTCTGGTTGCAACCCGTCCATATATACATCAAAATAAGGTCCTGTTGAGTCACAGCTTATTTTTGTAAATCGTGTATCAAAATCAATAATCATCTCTTCTGTATTCTCATCTCTGATTCCCCAGTATGATGCTGAAGGGAGAGCATAGTTTGTTAGGTATATAGAAGATGTACTAAAAGTTCTTACTGGGTATTTAGGTTGTGCAGCTATTCTAAATCTCTGCTTACCTGTATCTACATATTCTCCTCTATTATTATTGACTTTTATTGTTGCTAGACTGTTATTTAGAACAGACAATGATCCTGTATTGTAAGATGTATCGTCCCATTTAAAAGCCAAGTACGGAGGGTATATTGTATTTGTATCTGCTCCAAAATACTTAAGCCTTATAGAAGATGTTGTATTGTACTCTAAGTTATTAGGAAGTTTTAATATAAGTCCACTGTTGACTATAGATCCTGAGTTCCAAAGTTTTACTGCTTCTGTTACGTTTATATCAACATCATTAGTAGAATTTAAAACATGTGATTGTGTAAATTCTAAATTTACTCCATTAGAACCCGTATACCAGTTTCCTCCTCCAGCTGTTGATCCTGATAGAAAAGATCCTGTAGTATTTGTTGCAAATCCTGTTGTAGTCCAAGCTCCTGCTTGCCCTCCTAATCTATATTGCCAGGAAACTCCTGAGGTATTAACTGGGGTATCTCCGTATTTACCTGTTCCATTATCCCATGTTCCGTAAACCGGATATGCATATAGAGTATAGCTTGTAGGAATTTCATAAGCATCGGCAAGATAGATACCTAAAGAAGCGCTGTAATTATTATTACCTATTTTATTAGCAACAACATCAGCAATATCGGTAGAACTAAACTGTACCAGTAGTCTACTTGTTTCACCTACTCCTGAGGTATTAATATATCCTCCTATTTCTAGAATTTCATCCAGACCTGCATTAGCTGTAGGGCTTTCACTGAAAATAAATGTATCTTTTTCGGGAAATATTCTATATACTGCCATATTATAATGTTGTTATTCTTCCTTTAATATCTGTTGTTGGATATTTTACTTCAAAAATCATAGGATCGTAGGACGGGTATACTACATTATTTCTTGTAGCTCCTTTAATATCATATGCATATTGTGAGTATATTCCTCCTGTATTATTTGTTATCTCTACTTTCTGTACTGTTTGCACTCCTTTTATCTGGTCTAATAATGTATATATACTTGAAACATCAATAGGTTGATTTATATTCCATTTTGTTATATCAAAATAGTCTTGCAATGTTGTTGTGCATTGAAGTAATACGTCACTTCCTAAATAATTCGGACGTACAATTATATCAAAATTCACTCCTATGTTGATTACAAATGCATCTTTAATATTAATAGCATCTGTTAAAAGCATATACTGTGATAGATATGTTTTTAAATTATTCTTTAGGTTTGTGGTTGCAGTTATTAAATTTTTACTGCTATCGTAAGCCAATGTATATAATGATAATGACAATGGATTACTATCGATTATACTATCTGTTGCAGAATTTGGATTAGATAGTTGATCTTGAGTAATGTACACTTTTCCTACTGATCCATATTTAGACGGTAGTGATAATGCTCTAACAGTATAATCCTGTAATGTTACTGCTCTTCCTTGCTCGTTAAATGCTCTTAATGAGTTTTGTCTTACTTCTTCAACTGTATCTCCGTCTCTACCTCCTGTTGCTGCTGTTAGATTTGTAAAGGTTAATCCTGTACCTGTTCCTGTGGTAGATACGCTAACTACTGTTGTAATACTGTTTGCTGGTACGTTTGCGGATACTCCTCCTCCTACTAGGTATTTAATCTGCAATGTACCTAACGGTGCTTGCCCGTAAGCTTGAGTATTTAAGAAGTTTGAAGGATCGTATGCGTAATCAATTCTTGAAATACCTTGATTTGATCCGAATCCTACATTGGTTGGATCTGGTGTTATTACTGTATCACTTTGACCAGTTATCCCTGCTCCAAACTGAACTAGTAACTGTCCTGTTGAGTTAAATCTAGTAACAAATCTTCTCGGTACTCTCTGTAGTTGTAAAATATATGGAACTAATTTATTATCAACCGAGCTCATGTTTATTGTATCGGTGAAGACAGTATCTTGCCCTAAGAAAGGAACTTCATACCATGTATTACCTGTTCCGTTATTATCGATGATTGACAATACTCCGATAATATTTGAATCGTTGATTGTAATAGTTTTAAATTTCTCAACAGAAGTAATTGTCTCTGTAGCTGTTCTTACTTCTCCTGAAAATGCTTTAACTGTTTTCGATAGCCTAAATTGATTTGGCTGTCCATTTACATCTAAACTCTCAACCACTACTGTTGTAGGGTCGTAAGAGCTAGAGAATGAAAAATCGATAGGTTTATCTATATAAAATTTTACCTGCCCAGTTGAGTTTGAACTAAGCTGTGTTCCAGCTGCTATCTGCAGAGCTTGTGACCAATCTGGTTGTGCGTTTGGACCTGTTGCATTGACTAAGTGAGATACTTCAATTGTTGCTTCTGCTACTGTTGTAGTTTTAGGTCTGTAGCCCATCATATAGGCTAAGTTATATAAATTTGCAGGATTTTTAGCATACTGTAGATATGTCTCTTGCAATTGCATATCTTGGTAGAAAGATAAAACATCTCCTACATAAGCAGCCATCTCCATAAACATCATACCCGGCGATGTTGGGGTAAAATCGTTGTAGGTATTAGGAAAATAGTTCTTAGTAAATTCTATTAACTGAGATCTAAAATCGGTAAAATCCTTATTTATATACTTAATTTCTCTATCTTGAGCCATTATTGTTGAAAGTTAATTACTAATTCGTCTTTTATATTAGTCATCTTCACTTTATACTTTAGGTATATTGTAAAAGTGTTCATATCTTGTTGACTTTGTGTCGATATTTGCTGTATTTCTACATTCGGAAACCAAGTAGCAAGTCCAGATCTAATAATAGATTCTATCTCAAAAGACCTGTCTTCTGTCATTTGATCAAAAAGAACAGCTCTTAATCCTGCTCCTAAATCTGGGTTATAAAATCTTTCAGAAGTACCGGTTAATAGGTAGTTAATTAGATTTGTTTTAATAGCTTCTTGTGTAGTATAGGTAGTATTAAATACCTGGTTAGAGCTGAATGGTAATCCAACTCCTACTCCTACACTTGGTTGTAGGTCTAACGGGTTTATTTGCTGTACTTCAAATGCCATTATCCTCCAAATCTTTCTTTATCTTTCTGTTGTGATGCGTTAAATACAGCTGCTGCATTTTTCACAAAATCAAATTGTGAAATATCTAACCCTGGTTCTGGTCTTGCAAAACTCTCTTCCATCATTGTAGGTCTGTACATATTTTCTCCTAAACCTGGTGCTGATACCATGTCAGATATTCCAGAGTATGCTGTTCTGTATTCATCTCCTGACATCTCTGCTTTTGTCTCATTCAACAGATCAGCAATAGGGTCTCCTGTCGGTACAGGTTTACTTACAGTTGGTTTATATGGTTCAAACTTTGTAATAGTACCTCTACCCTCTTTTCCTGTAGGTGTTGATTTTGTTTTTGCATTTTCAGAAAGTATTGAAATTAATTCCTCTTTCAATACTTCTCTTACTGCTTCTTTTATTAATTTTTTAAATGCATCTGCCTTCATACTAATAAATAGTTATGTTATGGTAATTGATTATCTATTCTAAATTTAATTTCATCTAGTAATACTTTCGTATCTGAACTAAACGATGATGGCCCGTAAAGAACTATTACCCCTGCTTTATCTTTTGCAATTGCATACCTTCTAGGAGCAATGGTTGGTGAATTTGGATCTTTTACAATTTCCAAGGTATACCCTTTGTATAGATAATCCGAGTTAGGTGTTCCTTCTGAACCTGTATTTTGCGGTGGTTGTGCTGAAGCAACAATTTGAGATAATCCTGAAGAATCTTTACTACATCCCTGTATTGCTAAGTCAATTGCTTCTAGTCTAGATTTTAACCCTGCTAGAGTTGCTGTTGCTGAACTAATTACTCCTAAAATTCCCTCTTTATCTGCTTCTAAAGCATCTAAAATTTTATTAAGTCTTATTAAATTATCACTCAACCTAGTTAACGTTGAATAAGGTGTACCTACGACTACTCCTCCTACCTGCCCTGGAATAACTGTAAAGACTGTAGGGGTTGGTATGGCTTTAATAAAAGCTATCGCTACTCTAGCCACTCTAATTCCTGCATCTAAACTACTTGCAGTCCTGTTAAGAGATTGAAGTCTTCTTTCTAAAGCATTTATGTTCTGCAGTAGGTTGTTTTTTACCCTTATTATTTTTTCAATCTCTTTAGCGTTAGGGCATTGACTTGTAAATTTAGATAAAACATTAAGTACTTGTCCTTGCACTTGACTAACTAGTTTCCCTTGTATAGTCCCTACCTGTCTTGATATAATTCCTGATATTTGAGGTACAACTGCCATTATTCTACGAATACTTTTTTAGATTGAAATAATTTAAACTGTGTTTTTAGCGATTGTATTGTAGATTTCAATACAGGTCCTGTAGCGTTTAGCTGTGTAACAGGTCCTGCTCCTACAGCAGAGGCACTGCTCATCGATGTTGCAACTGAATCTAGAGCATCTAATAATGCACTCAACCAATTCTCCATCTGTTTACCCAACACTACTGGTTGCTGAACACTAGAAGAAGCAGTTCTTGCTTTTTTTCCTATATAAATTTTCTTAGCATCTACACAGAAGTAATCTGTCGCATCAAAATTTAATGTATTTGCATTTAATCCTATCGATTCTTTTGCAGAAATAAAAGCACTTTCTTCTTTTGCGTTAAGGTATAATCTACCGCCGTTTATTATTACCTGGTTTCCTTTAAACTGATCGGAAGTCTTTGGGACTTCGTTATAAGAATCTCTCTTAGTATTTGCTGAGGTTAGTGGGACTTTATGGTCTGATGTAAAATAGATTGAACTAAAATCTTCATTTACATTTTCTTCAATTAAATCACTTCCGTTATCTGTCTTAACTTGACCGTTACTGATTATTATTACAGGTTTTCCGTTATTCTCATCATTTATTATAGTCGAAGCTCCTTTACTTCCTCCAAATCTTATAGATTGCCCAAGTCTCCCCTCTATTAAAGTATCTCCTGGGTTAGCAATAAGAGGATTAATATCCTTTTGAGTAGGAAATCCTTTTAGTAAATTTTCTTCCCAATCAGACTGTAATGTATCCGGTGCAGCATTATGGTGTGGATGGTTCCATAGGTTAACTACTTCTTTCCAATACGATTTGGTAGCTCCAGGGTTTGATAAGCTTGTTGTATCTGCTCCCGTGTATAGTGTCACCATTTCACCTGGAAGTGGTATTGTTCTGTTTTGAGCACTTCCTTGATATGCAAAAGGAAATTTAGATATATCTGATTCGTTAGCAGCAACTTTTGGGGTTCTAAAATAAACTCCATTAATCATGCTAGGGCTTTTACAATACGGATCATCTAAGGATAATACTACATGTACTACTCTTCCGTAGGTATTTACACTAGCAGCACTTTTAGAAGAACCTTTACCTCCAGATCTTCCTTTAATGCCACTTGTTTTTATATGACTCTTAAATGCCATTACTTATCTTCGTTATCTAACTCTTTCCCTAATTCTTGACTTTGTTCCATCAATTTAGCTAGTTCTTCTGGGTTGAAGAAATCAGCTTCTGTGCTCTTTCCTCCATTTTCCATTCTCTGAACTATGGCAAGCATTTTAATTAAGTGTTCATCATTCTTTACTCCCACCTCTAGATACTCTTTAATCATAGGAACTACTAGTGTAGCATCTCCTACATTATCGACTAGTGGCTTTAACTCCCCGATAAGTGCATTGATTTGTAAGTCTTTCCTTTTTGAATTATCGTAGACTTCTTTTAAGATATCGGATACTGTTTTTTTTCCGAATACTACTGTTTCTAATCCCATACTCTATTTATTTTATAAATATTAGGTAGGATTATATTCTACCACAATTCCATTATCCACATATGTTTTATGCATCAAAATAAACTGCTCTCGTAGTTTATTTATAACCTTAGTAAGAGTAGGTGTTTCGCATTCTGTCATTTCTCTAATGTAAATATACAGTGCTTTCTTTTTAAAAATCTCTACATCATGTCGAGTTCTAAATAAGGTAAGTACTGCATCTGCAACTGCTTTATCTTGTTCTTTAGGGAATAATTCTTCAAAATTAACATAACAATCCTCCACAAAAGTATCGACTATAGTAGAAATAGGGATTCTTCTTGTATTCAAATCTTCTACATTACTCTCGTAAGAGTCGTGTATTTCATCAAAAGATCCTACTTGCTTAAGCTTCTTATAATTGTTATTATTGTACTGAATTAACCATCTCTTGATAATGGTTTGAAAGTAAGAGAATGCTTTTGCTCCATTCTCAGGATTAAAGCCTTGTATTTTCTCCTCTACAATTACTGCCATTACTTCATGTTTAAGATCTTCGACATTATCTACATCCATATAATAGAACTTGAATGTATGAATAATATTCTCAATCATCTTATAAAACGGGTAATATAATTGTTGTGAGAATAGCCTGCTACGAAATACAGGATCAGAGGACGCATTATAAAGTACTATTGCATCCTCTGTTTCTTGTGTAAAATAGTAATTACTATTATTTTGTTTCTTTTCCATATCCTTCTGGGAGACGGAAAGAGTTTATTAAATCTTGGATTTCTTTCATGAAATTAAAAAAGGTTCCAATTTCGTCGTCGGATCTAAAATGTCCTTTCTCGTCTAATTGATTAACATATAAATTTGATTCTTGTATTGTTAACGAAACCTTTCTTAGATAGTCTATCTGTTCTTCGATGACATCTTCTGCTTTTATTAATTTGCTGTTTAAGTTCCATATAATGTAAACACAAACTGCAATGACTATAATTAAAAATGCTACTAACATAAATTATATTGCTTTTAATGCTGCTGCTAAACCTGGAGAACTTACTGAGGGCTTACCTGTAGTTGTTTTAGTTTTTACAGGTGTTTGAGCAGGAGCAGGTTGTGAATTCTTCCATCTATCGTATTCTATTTTAGAAGCTAGAAAATCTGCTTGATGTAAAATATACGGTAAATTAGTTCTTAATTTAGAGTCTGGGTTGAATGTAATGTAGTAAGGTTTATTTACATCATCATATAATCCGTCATGTAACTTAATAGCTAAATACTCATTTTCAGACATCTCTATTCTATTCTTCTGAAGGATAAATAAAGACCTGTCTTGAATTAGCATGAAAGGAAGTTCAGAGTTATGAGTATAAACCTCTCCTAATTTATCTTTTCTCCATTGATCTGTTTGAGGTAGGTAGTTTGGTTTTCCTTTAAACCCTATTTTACCTAAATCGTGATTAAGGGCAGCAAATACTAACTCCTCATCAGTAAAGTCGATAGTTGTCCCCATTTCCTCCCATAATGCTTTAGTTTTTAAAGCACAATGAACAACACGGTTAACATGGTCAATATACCCTCCAGGAAAAGCATTATGATAAGAAGGCTTACCAGAGGCAGGTGCCATGATCATTTCTTCAGCCATGACAGTATATAGATCTTTTAACCTATTCTTTCTATCACCGGTAATAAAAGTATCTACTATTTTTAGATGCTTATCCCAATTTGCTTGAATTTGTTCTGCCGATAAGTTCATTAGTCTTGGTGTTCGGTATTTAACAAAGTTCTAATATCACTAATAGCTTCTAATACTTGTGATACCTTCTCATAAGCAGCATCTCTATCTCCCTTGTGTATATTATACCCAATGATTTTAACTTCTGCTTCTAATCGTTCTAATTTTATAAGAACTACTTCTTTATTTCTCATCTTAATTTATTTTATTAATTTATTTTTATTTATATTATTATATATAATATTTTATTTATAGAGAAGTTATGAACTTTTTTTTAAAAAAGCAACTCCTAAGGTTCAAATGCAATTTTAATCTCTTTTGTTATAGTTTCTTTATTCTCTCCTAAACTCACTTCTATATAAATTGTAGCTGTCATTCCTTCAAAATCATCAAAGAAAACCATACTTTGTTGAGGATTATATGTATATTTACTGTAAGTTGAGAAATAAGTTCTGTATGCTGGGTGATTAATATTTACGTTAGGGTTGTGTTGAATTTCATACCCTGCTAAATTTTCTATAGTAACTTGCTGAATTAATTGAGGAAAAGTATATGTCTGTGTACCTACTGGAATTGGAGTATTCATTTGATTACTAGACCATAGACCTTGGTATGAATAAACTGGGTAAGTCCAAATAACATTTCCTAAAGTATAGAAAAAATTTGAATCAAAAGCAGTAGTTACTAAGGGAACTCCGTTAATAACATAGTGAGGATCTAATTCATTTACATGCCCTTTTATTGTAAAGTAGTCTAAATTTGCATGTTTAATATGCCATACCCCTTGAGCATCTTGATAAGTCCCAGGATGTCCTACAGTATCTACCCAGAATTCTGCACCGCAATTTCCATTTAAACAAACATTAGGTTCTAATTCAGGTTTAGAACAAGAAGCTAGTAATACTAAAACTACTAATACGAATAAATTTCTTAACTGTTTCATGATATAACTTTTTGATTGTACCTAAAGATAAGAAGAAAAAAGGGAGGGGGCAACTATTTCTTAAATTATTTTTCGAAGAATCGCCGCGCAAGATTTTTTATATACCCTTCCAAATACCTATTAAATCCTAATAAATAATAGGTTCCCCTACTTGAAACACTGCTCCAATCTCTCTTATCTTATCAAAAGCCGCAAGAGGAGGTACCATGAAAAACTCTCTAGACCCGCCTTTATCGGAAGAAACCCTTACCGAGGTAAAGAATTCATGAGCGGCTTTCTCAACCTTTAAAGCCGTACCCTTCCTTACAGGAAGAGCAAATTTCGGAACCCATTCATCCACCGTGGCAGTAGCGTTTATTCCTTTGACTCTCCTATGAACATCATGAATGGTCATTCCAATCTTAACCAAGGAAGGATACCCGGGATTCACAAGGACATATACATACTCGATACTATCTACAGATTTTTCCTTTACCTTAGAGTTTTCAATTCCATGAAGATATCTCCAGGAAAAAGTATTTGTATCTTCATTTATTAATCCTTCTTCTACCTCTATAAGATATCTTGCCGAAAGGAAGTTAAGTAGTTTATCCGGGGATACATGTCTGTGTTTGGCCTGGAGTGTAATGAAGTTCTCTTTCCATTGTTTTCCTTCCTCCCCAAGGGTAGGTAGAGATTCTGGAGAAGCATCTACAATGGTAATAGCTCCAGACTTTGATAAAGACTTGGCTTTTTTTAAATCTATTTTATCTTTAAACATAACTCTAGATTTTGATTATTTTTCACTTTTAATAACTCCTAGAATAAAAACTAGGACAATAAATGGCCATAGCATGGTACATCCCCAAATTTCAAGTAAAGTAAAACGCGTGGTTGCTTTTGTGTAGTGAATTGCAATATCAAATAAAGCTGCAACTAAAATACCAATTACTAAGTATGGTACCGAAAATACTGTGTTTAAAATTAACTCTAACATAACCTTTATTGTTTAATTGATTTCTATACCTAAATATAGGAACTTAATTTACGATATCCAACTTTTTTTAGGAAAAAATACCTTATAAAACTTCATTAATAGTGCACAATGTTCATACATCTCTAATTTTTCAAAGAAATCTACCATTTCCTTAATAGCATAGTCTATGGCAGGTTCTCCAAATAGATCTTTCAATTCATATAACGTATCTGATTGTGATAAATCAATTCTCTCAAGGTATCTCATAAGTCCTATAAAGTACTTTAGTTTGATAGATTCTCTTACGTTAGAGAACGATTCTCCATAACGGTTTTCATACATCTGCTCCATTATGTAGTAATTCTCCACACCTTTAATTGTCATACCAAATAGCATATAAGTATCATGAAGTATATCATGAATACCATTCTCTTTGTAAACCTCTTCATCGCTAGCAGAGAATATATTGAAAAGCTCGTCTGTATTTAGTTTTTTCACTGTATTGACTTTTCAATAAATATATATTGTTTTCATATACAAAAATTTTTCCGAATTTTTTCCCGAGGGTTTCTGGAAAAATAACCAAAAAGTGTAGTTGGAAATTAAAAATCTTTTTTCTATATTAATAAAGAGGTTGAGGGGTGTAGGTGGTAACCGTGCTAGGGTTTAGCAGCTATATAGATCAAACTTGAGAGGGAGGACACCTTGAGCAGTAATTCTTCTTTGAAGGACTAGGGTTAGGATTGGTTGGGCTCATAACAACATCTCTCTTAAAGCTATGTAGTATATATAAATATATACCCCCATACCTCAATTTTTTATCAGAAAAATGAATCTATATGTGGGGCCTGAACCCGACGTGCTACCCGTTTGAGGGAATCATACTATCAACTTTCTCTCAACTTGACATCACCATGACGTCACCTTGACCGCCGAAGAAAAAAAAGAGGCCTAAGCCTCCTCTTTAAATTCTACTAAGTCTTCAAACTTATATTTAACCGTAACCTTTTTATTCATTACAAAGCTAAAAGCTGTAAAGCCTACCCTTCCTACCTTAATTACATTGGCATGATGGCTTTTGTAGATTACTTCCTCATCTATAGAGGATCTAGACTCTTTCATTATACATTCATCGTAGTAATAAGTCTCAGCTCCTTTGTACGATGGTCCTTTTACTTTAAAGCTTACTCCTGATAAAAATTGTTCTCTTGTCATAATGTATATCGTTTTAATTATTGATACCTAAATATAAGAACTATTTTATTCTGATACAACTATTTTTAAACTATTTTTATCTACTGAGGTTAGTTTATTTTCTTTTGTTCTTAGTACTGCTTCATCGTTCTGATCAAACATCTCAATTAGAACTCCGATTACTTTCTTACCAAAGAACTTATCAACACCCTCATAGACTGCTCCAATCATTGGAGAAGAAGGTCCTGTAATCTTCCTTCCTCTCCCTTTCCAAGTTCCTCTTAAATCTCTTTCTGCCATTATGCTGCTTTGTCCAATTCTTCTTTTACATTCTCTAATGCAATCTTATAACCAAAGTTGATTGCCATTTGCATCAATAGAATATCCATTGAACCATTATTAGCTTTTGCAAACTGCTCTAGATCTTCTCTAGAGTTAGGAGTTGCTACAATACCTCTTGATAACATTTTGAACTGCTCTTCGAAAAACTTTTCCATAACTTTTATTGTTTTAATTATTGATACCTAAATATAAGAAATATAATTGTAACTAGCAACTTTTATTCATCATCTCTTTCTTCGTCATTTGCTCTTTCTAGTTCAACTAGATCTTCTGCTTCACCAAAATCCATAAAGTTATTTTCTAAAGCTTCTCTAATTTCATCAGTATTGATTGGAACATCATTACATACAATCTTATTACCCCATTCAATTTCAAACTCAGCATTTTCTAAATCAACAACATCTCTTGAATTATTTTCAATCCAATAAATTGTTTGATCAATTGCTCTTTGAATATCATCAGTAGTAACTTTTCTACTTGAACCTTCTACTGAATTGATAAGCTTAATAACATCTTCTTTAGTAAAGATAGAAGATACTGAATTCTGAACTGATTGTAATACTAATTCTTTTGTCATGATTTTTTGTTTTTAAATTATTGATTGATTAATTTTGATACCTAAATATAAGAACTATCTTTGTAACTAGCAACTTTTTTTACCTATTTTTTTCAATAGTTCTGAGGTTAAGATAATAGTTTAAATCCTCCTCATTAGCTACATTGATCAATTGTTTTAACATTTGATCTTCCATTCCTACCTTCTCTAGAATGAATTGCATTGTTTCTCCATCCACATCAATATCTCTTAAAGTATCGATTACTAATTGTACTTTGTCAGAATGGTCAAGATGAATATGGTAAGATTTAAAATAATTATTCTCCCAATTGATGATCATTTGCTTTTCATCTTCTGTAGTAATTGTAGTTGAATTTGTATCAAAGACCTCTATGATATCTGCGAAGTCCAATTCAAATTCTCTCTGTGTTCTATTTGATGCCTCTCTAATGAAGAAGTCGACATCCATAAATTCTAATGTCATAGTATATTGTTTTAATTATTGATACCTAAATATAAGAAATTGCCTCCGAAGAGGCAACTTTTTTACTACTTATTTTCATAAATAAAATCCCTAACACCTTCAAACTCTTCTCTAGTAATATCTTGTCCATCCTCTCTATAAATGGCCTCAATACTATCTCCAAGTATTTGAACTTCATACAAAACGTTTAAAAAACATACATCATAGATTTTTGATGATGATACTAGCTTAAGATAATTTTCCATAACACTTACTGTTTTAATTATTGATACCTAAATATATGAAATTGCCTCCGAAGAGGCAACTTTTTTTACCTATTCATCATAATCAACTAATTGATTAGCCATTAAATAATCACAAAAACAATCCATCTTCTGTTCAAAAGATAAACCCTCTAAATAAACTCTCTCTAAGAACTCTGTGATGTCTTCATCTGATACAGACCAAAAATCAATGTGACCATAATTGCTTGCAAAGTACTCTCTAACTTCTTTCATGATTTATATTGTTTTAATTATTGATACCTAAATATAAGAACTTTAGTTTAGTGAGGCAACTATTTTACAAACTATTTTAACCCAAAAAGGCCCCATAAAGGAGCCTTTTCTTCGATCAATAATTAAAAACTATTCAGCTGAAGTGTGCTGAACAATATCGTTTCGTAGTCCATAAACTTGATCAATTATAGAACTAACGTTTATATTTTCTTCTCTGGATTCATTTCCTCCATGAGCCCATTTAAAGACTGCAGTACCTTTCTTTCCTGATTTAGAAATATCAGTTAATTTAATCCATACTACAGTTGGAGAGTAATTGTACTTCAATTGAATTTGTCTTCCTCTTCCAAACTCTACTCCTTCATCTTTCAAATCCCATTCAATCTTTTCTTTCTCTAAGAAAGTAATCAATTGCTGAACTCCGCCAATCTCTCTTCCTACTTCTTGCAATTCTCTGAATACTTCTGCAAATTCATCTTTGAAAGGAAGTACAGCATGATTTACTCTATCAAGAATTCTATCTTGATGCTCAAGAACAATCTCAGCAACTGCCCCTAGCAATTGTAATCTTTTTAATTCCCAAGTATTAATTCCTTTTGTAGAAGTAGAGTAGTAACTCAAATCAACTCCATCGAAAGACTTCTTATTCTCAGTTCCATCAAAGTTCCAGTTTTCTCTCAAGTAGATATTAAACAACTCTTTCTTGTAAGTATAATCTGGATGAGCCATTTTAAAGTAAACAGACCCTCTTGATACTTCAACTTCTACTTCTGGAGTAAATTGATTGAAGAAAGGAAGAATAGTATCTGTAATAGCTTGTTGCTCTCTTACATAGATGTCTCCTCTTTTGTTTTCTAATGCTTCTTTCTTAGTTTCAAGGATTGCTTTTTGATCCTCTAATAAATTTAATCTTGTCATAATGTTATATGTTTTAATTATTGATACCTAAATATATGAACATTAATTTAAACTAGCAACTATTTTAACAACTTTTTTTTAAAAAATTACTACATCTTAGTTCTCCCGAAGCATAGGCATTGGCGTAGTTCCATTTAAGGAAGAGCTCTCCAATGTTGAAGCTATTTTCGTATGTAGTAATTTATTTTGAGCCCAATGCTGGAATCGAACCAACCCTCCCCCATACTATAGATGGGACGTACGCCAGTACGCCTATTGAGCAGTTTATTAAGCCCTAATTAAAGGGCTTTTATGATTTCATTTTCAGCATCCCATGAAACTGATTTACTTTTTGATCCGATATTCCATGTTACAATTTCATCCGATTTTAATGGACGATAATATTTCCAATCGTAAATTGTGAATACTTCCCCTTCATCAGTTTCCATTTCCCATTCGAAATTCACTTTATCCTCACCCGTATTATATTCCATGCTTGGCTCTCCGAAAGCTTTTGTTAATTGCTCAACTGAAGCTCGAATTGTAATTCCATGAAATGATGTGAAATCTGTGCTTTGATAAGTCTTTTTTGCCATGATTTTATATGTTTTAATTATTGATACCTAAATATACGAATTATAATTTAAACGAGCAACTTTTTTTACAATTATTTTTGTAATACTTGCTTTAAAAAAGTTTCAAGTAAATCTTCATCTGCTCCGAAATATCCCAATTCTTGAAGATTATCGTTTTCGATATCTTTAATAATATCTCCGAGAGATTCATAAGCATCAATTTGAAATATCAATTCTCCGAGATTCGAAAAATGATTTCTATATGATAAAGCATCGAAATCTAATTCGTCTTTTCTCATATCATACAATTCATTTGCTGATTCAATTAACAAAGCTTTTGCTCTTTCTAATAAAGTTTTCATGTTTTTCTATGTTTTAATTATTGATATCTAAAGATAAGAAATAAAATCTAATCGAGCAACTTTTTTACTAATTATTTTTCAAAAAGTTTTCTTTAACAGAAGTTGGGACATAATAACGATATAGATTTCTACTATCGGATTTTCTTTTCCATAGAATTCTTTTATATAGACCTTTTTGTAAACCCCTTCTTAAAAGGTCGGCATACTTTTTATTCGATTCCCAAGTTTCATTTCTGTAATAGCCAAAAACATCTTCTTGAATTTCAGATTCAGTTTGAAATGGAAATTTAATTAAATGTTCTACAATTTGTTTAACAGAATTTCTTGGTTGGTCAAAACCTTTACCTAATAACATAGTTGAATAACCCATAGTTTATATTGTTTTAATTATTGATACCTAAATATAAGAACTTAAATAATACGAACCAACTTTTTTTTAAACTTTTTTTAATTAATTTAAAGATAAATTGGCTTGGGCCATTCTAACAACTAATTCCTGAGGATTGAAGGACATAAAAGAAACTCCTCCTAGATTTACTTC